TCATATGCTGCAGCATTTGCTCCAGTTATGAACTACCTAGCTAGTGGTGGTAACTATAATCTAAATGATATAGAAGACCAAGCTCAGTTGATGAAGGATACTGACAAGTTTGCTAAGTGGTTTACAGTATTGCGTGGTATTTTCGGTATGGCTTCGCCATTCCCATTCAACCCACAGGGACTAACTACCCTAGATGATGGCAATACAGTCTTGTCTACCGCATTGTTCAACGACTTTAAGGAGTTGGAACTACAATCTGGTGGTAATCCAAACAAGGCATATGCTGACTTCCTAGACCTATATGGTCCAGAAGCTATCTTTGCTATCATCAATACCTCAGCAGGCGCACCCACAAACCTCATGACATATGAGCTAATTCTACGTGAGCCTGAAGTTGTAGATATCTATGCTGATACATATGGTTATGCATATCCAAATGGTGGCTTCTCTCAGGAGCTATACCGTTGGCAGCGTCGTGCTGGAAATAAGGAGAAGTTTACTCCTGAAGAATTAGTACAGCGTGCTACAAGCATACGCTACTACGCAGCTGATGATAGACTAATGACCCGTCTAGTATCTGGTGACTTGAGTGAGGAAGAGTACGAAGAGGCTCGCAAGAACCTTCGTGATACCTATGTCAAAGCTGGGTTAACCATAAAGACTGACCCATATAAGGATGCTCGAGTCAAGGACCAGCTACGTCGCATGGCGAATGATACAAGATTCGCTGATTCTGACGCAGTAGAGGGACTTCGTGATTATCTATACCTCAGAGATGAAGCCCTAAAGGCTGGTGGCATCACCAATGATAGCCTAGCAAAACAAGGTGCTTTGCCTCAGAGAGAATGGCTAGCAGGTCAAGCAAAGCAGATTCTAGAAAGAAACCCAGAGTTCTACAAGTTCTACTACAGATTCTTTAAAGAGGAGTTAGAGGGATGACAGTAACCCCAAAGCCTACACCTTCACCATCGGCTGGTCAGAATAGCGGACTAACTCCGTCAGCTGAAGCAAAGAATGCAGCAGCTAGTGTACCGACAACCTCAAGTGGGTCAACTGGTAAGCGTGGTTTAACTGGCGCTCCTCTTGGAACTAAAGTTTTAAAGGGTCAATATGTAGCACCAGGGCCTGAAGGTGCAATGAAGGGCCCACAAGGCGTATATGGTACAACCCAATATGCTGCTGGTGATGGAGCTAAGTACTTTGCAACACTTGACAACCAAGGTAAGATAGACTTATTGATTACACTGTCCAAGATTCCTGGACTGTATCCTCGCAAGAAAGCTCCTTCTGAAAGCTATCTAATTAGCCAAGCTAAGCAAGGCTTAGTTGGCGTACGTCAAGAAGATATCACAGCTCTTGAAGAAGTAATGCGCTATGCCGACACAGTCGGTGAAGATGTAAAGACTAGCGTTGTTCGCCTAGTAACTAACCCAGAGGTTGCTCAAGGATTCTTCGATGCAGCAGGTACACGTACTGGTGCTGGCAAGAAGATTGCTTTAACTCCAGCAGATGCATTAGCTGTAGAACTAGAGCAGTCATTCCTTGACTATCTAGACATCAAGGCTGACAAGAAGGAACTCAAAGATTACGCGACTAAGATTAACAACCTTGAAAGAAAGCGTGGCGGGGCTCTCACTAGCGTAGAGCGTCAGCAACTACTTCTAGACACGGTTCAGAATAAAGCTAAAGAAGTATTCAAAGACGGCATTGATGAGCAGGATAGTTTACTTATGCGCAAAGGCGCACTAGGTGGAACCTATAACCTACTTCGTCAGGCATACGCTGACTATGGTATTCCAGTAGATGATAAGACTCTATACAAGACTGCCATCAACTCAGTACGTAGCAAGCAAGCTCTTGAGAATAATCTAAACAAGATTAGTCTACAGGCTGAGGTAGCAATGCCTGCTCTCAAGACATACATTCAGCAAGGACTGACTCCTCGTGAAGCTCTAGGTAGCTATGTAGGATTGTATTCAAAGATGACAGGAACACCTGAGAATCAGGTTAATATTGATAAGCTTGCACCAGTATGGTCGGGCGACAAAGTCATGGCATTTAACGACTGGGAGAAGTATCTATACTCTCTGCCAGAAGTACAGAGTGGACCAGTTGTAAAACAGCAAAAGCTAAACGATGCGCGAGCGCTCATCAGAAACTTCATTGGATAGGTAGGATATGCCAACACCATACTTTAATCCTAGGTTGACTCTTGAAGAAGAGGCAATGCCAGGCAGCACAGTCGAGGCTACTCAAAAGGCAGAGCGTGCTGCAGTTTCTCGGCGTAACTTAATTCCTTCCTCTAAGGAAATTAAGAAGATGTCTCCAAAGAAGCAAAGAGAAGTTATCTCTAGAACCACTTCTGTGCTCACTTCCCGTGCTGAAGAAGTATTTCGTAAATCAGAAACAGATTTAGCTGCTATCGAAGCTGAAATTGCATTAAGTAATGCTGAAGCTTTAGCTAACATAGCAAGAGGACAAGAAGCAGCATCTGCAGGCGAAGCTGCCCTCAGTGAAGCTCGTAGCACTATTGCTGGAGCAATAGAGCGTGGAGAAATTCAATATCCTGAAATACCGGAAATATTTAAAGAGGAAATCAACAAACTTCCTCAGTATTCTGACGCTGGATTAGCTGCAGCTATTGCTGCTCTAACCGGTGTAGGTGTTGAAGGCCTAACAGATGTAATGGCTGAGATTCGCAGAGTATATCCAGGCATTGACTCAGAAGAAGCATTAACTCTTTTGAAGTATGACAAGCGATTCAACACTCCATACTTACAGCGCTTTGCTGGTAACAAAATGTTACAAGAGCGTGGCTTTGGAATGCTCGACGATAAAGATTACCTAGCCACTGAAAAAGCATATGACAAGATTTTTACCTCATATGGTTTGAAGCAGTTTAACAACAGAGATAAGTTTGCATCCCTGATTGGAAACTCAGTATCAGCTGATGAACTAGCAGGACGTGTATCTACTGCTTATGACAGAGTCATTAAGGGCGCAAGAGAAACCAAAGACGCCCTCAATAAACTCTTCCCTGAGCTTAACGATACTGATATTCTAGCATATGCTCTTGACCCTGTCAACCAATTACCAGCTATCCAGCGTAAGGTACAGGCTGCCGAGATTGGTGGAGCAGCACTTGCTCAGAGCCTATCAACTGGCTTACAAGCAGCAGCACCACAGGCTAGCGGATTTACTAACGTGAAGCGTGAAGGCCTTGGAGTCGAAGAACTTCAGGCTCAAGGTATTGACTTGGCAGAAGCCCGTAAGGGTTATGCTGCAGTAGCTGAAGTACTTCCTACAGCCGAGAAGCTAAGCGCTATCTATGGTGACAGACTAAAGCAGTACGGCCGTAAAGAAGCTGAGCAGGAAGCATTCTTAGATTTAGCTTCAGCTAGACGTGCACGTAAGGCACTAACTGATGTCGAGACTGCACAGTTCAGTGGAACATCTGGACGTGGAAGAATCGGCAAGTCCGTAGGCGGACAAATATAGAATCCTGGGTGGACCGACCGGCCCCACACAGTGTACTAGACCGGGAGCAAGAGCCATTACGAAGTCCCCGCTCGTACTGAGGCTTGCGACTAACAACGAATAGAAGGGTGGTAGTTGCTATGAGCAACAACTACTGGGACGAAGAAGACGATGACCTAGATACCGAAACACAGTCATTTGGTACTACTGAGAGCGACTTGCTAAAGAAGCTCCGTAAAGCCAAGAGAGCTGATGAGAAGCGTATCAAGGAACTCACTGAGCAGCTTGAGGGTTTATCCAAGACGCAGCGTGAGCGAACCGTCAAAGAAGTTCTAGAAAAGAAGGGTGTTAACCTTAAAGCAGCAAGACTAGTTCTTAAGGACTTGGATGAAGTTAACGAGGAGACAGTATCAAACTGGCTCGATGATAACGCAGACTTGTTCGGACTACAGGTTGCTAAAGAGGAAGTGCCCGTCCAAGACTTAGCTGCACTACGTCAGCAAGACGTCTTGACACAGGGAGCATTAACCCCTGACCGAGGATTAGATATAGAACAACGTCTAAACCAAGCAAGCTCTGAAGAAGAGTTACTTGCTTTCCTCAGACAACAATAATCATATCCGTTCATAGTCACTTGGAGGTGACAACTCAATGTCTAACCAATATACATCAACCGGTTCGTCTACACTAGGCGGTACCGGAGGTGGTGCTGGTCTCGTACAGAAGGCGTATGACCGTCTTCTAGAGTTCGCTCTCCGTTCTGAACCACTAATTCGTTCAGTCGCAGATAAGCGTCCAGCCCGTCAAGCAAGGCCAGGACAAACCGTTGTACTACAGAAGTACGTCGATTTGGACCAGGCTACATCAACACTCGCTGAAACAGTTGACCCAGATGCAGTTGCATTGTCAACACCAACTTCAGTAACCGTAACTCTAAACGAGTACGGAAATGCAGTCCTAGTAACACGTGCTCTTGAGCTATTCTCACTAGCAGATGTTGACCCACAGATTGCAAACATCATTGCCTACAACCTCGCCGATTCTATCGACGCAGTTGCAATGAACACCCTCCGCTCCGGAACCAACAACATCTTCGCAGGTAACGCAACAGCTGTTGCTAACGTAGATGCTGCTGACACCATTGACTCTGCTGACATCCGTCGTGCAGTTGCTAAGCTACGTGCAAACAAGGCTAAGGCTCGTCGTGGTTCACTATACTGGACAGGTATCCTCCCAGAAGTTTCACACGACCTTCGCGCAGAAACCGGAAACATGGGCTGGAACTTCGTACATGCACAAACAGCTCCAGCTGCAGATAAAATCTGGGCAGGAGAAATCGGAGATTACGAAGGTGCATTCTTCGTAGAGTCACCACGTTTGTACTCAGCTAAGACTGGTGCAGACCAGACTCCTCTCGCAACAACAGCTGTAACCGTTGCAGGTACCTCAGCAGGCTTCACCTTCGGTGTAGCTTCTTCTTCAGTCATCGCTTCTCGTGCAGAGGTTGGCGACAAGATTGCTGGAACAGGTATCGCTTCAGGTGCAAAGATTGCTGCAATCGTAACTGATGGTTCAACAACCACAATCACCGTTGATACAGCTAACACCGCTGCAGTAACTGCTACAACAACTGTAACAGTAACTCCAGTAACTCGCGTATTCGACACAATCGTTGCTGGTGCACAGGCTATGGCAGAAGCTGTAGCTGAAGAGCCACACGTAGTTATCGGTAACGTAACTGATAAGTTGATGCGCTTCCGCCCAATGGGCTGGTACGGCGTACTAGGCTTCGCAGTCTACCGTGACGAGGCTCTATTCCGCATCACATCTGGTTCCTCAATCGCTGCTAAGTAGTTGATTGACTGTCAGGCTGGAACATCAAGGCCTACTAGTGATAGTAGGAAAACCCGCGGACCGTATTTGTACGGTTACGACTCCAGCCTGGCGGTGAGTTCACTAAGGAGGACTTATGACAAACTGGCTATTCACACCACCTACGGTGTTGGAAGGTCCTGCTGCAAATCACAGGTTATTTGAGTTCTTCAAGATTGATAGAGGTATTACAATTGTCCAGAACACTAATGGTGTCTGGCTACAAATCAGATACCCTGTTGATGGTGACTTAGATAATTATCCTGTCGCTTACCGCGGTGGATATAAATACGAAGTAGATGATGCTACTCGTGAATCTTTAATCAATGGCAATGTCGGAGTTACGACGGAGAACTTTACACAACTATGAAACATTGGGAACATCACCCTGAACCGGTGGACGGATGCTTTGGGTGCAAGGGATTGTCTCTACAAATGAATGCAGGGGATGCTGACTCCAGAAAAGTCATGTCCAATAAAGCATTCAACAAAGAATTGGATGCCTACAAAGAGGCTAGAGCTCAAGGCATTCAACCAGCTGGAACTTCCATGGGGAAGATTCAGGAAGCGGTAAAGGCTAGCGAGACATTAGGCCGAGCATATGATGCTGGCAAGATGCCTCCAGCTAAAGCAATCAATAAACAGACAGCAACGATAATGAAAGAAATAGGAGCATAGTATGCCAAAAGTAAATGGCAAGGAGTTCCCTTACACAGCTAAGGGCAAGAAGATGGCAAAGATGGAAGAGATGAAAATGGCAGCAAAGAAGAAGGCTGTAAAGAAACCAGTTAAAAAAGCTGCAAAGAAGAAGTAACATGGCCGGACCAACAAGAGTAGGGCCGTTGTCCTCAGGTTTGGCTAAGATTGCATTCAAAGAAGGCAAGAAAAAAATCAATGCCTTGGATAAAGCAATCATGGAAGGCAAGCCACTAAAGTCAAAGAACAAAAACCCAGAGAGATATCTGGACAAGTAGAGGGATAGGGAGTATGGAAAACAAAAGCAAGAAGGACCCACGTCTAGCACGTGCAGGCGTATCAGGATTCAACAAGCCGAAACGTACTCCCAATCACCCGACTAAGTCACACGTAGTTGTGGC